TTTGTAGGCGCTCCCTTCACATTTTCATTAGTAGAGCTAGGCGCCAATTGTGGTGCTGTTGGTGTGCACTCAGCCGTAGATATTAATGGTGTTGCTTATTGGATGTCTCAAAATTCATTTTACTTGTATGATGGTACAGTCAAAAAATTACCGTGCAGTGTACAAGACTATGTGTTTGAAGATTTTAGTATTGCAAATTACCCTGAAACATATGCAGGTATAAATTCAGAATTTAATGAAATAACTTGGTTTTATCCTTCTGCAGCGTCAACACAAATAGATAGAGCAGTTACGTACAACTATTTAGAAAAGTCATGGCACACATCTAATTTAGATAGAACAACTTGGTCGGATTACGGTGTTTACCAACAGCCATATGCAACTAAATATTTTCCTAACAATACAGCTACAACGCCAACTGTTATAGGCTTGACTGCAGGAGCAACAACTTTCTATGAACATGAAGTAGGATTTGATGATGATGGCACTGCTATGACAGCATTCATAACGTCTGGTGACTTTGATATACAAGATGGTCAACAAATGCTTTCTATAAGCAGAGGCATACCAGATTTTAAAGACCAGGTCGGAGACGCAACCATAAAATTAGGTTTGAAATCATTTCCTTCTGAAACAGAGACTACGATTTCAAGAACTGTAAATACTAACACGACAAAGTTTGATTTGCGTGGTAGAGGTAGACAAGCAAATGTTGATATTAGAAGCACTGATGTGGGTGCTAATTGGCGTTATGGTACGTTAAGACTAGATGTAAAACCAGATGGAGGTAGATAATGGCTAAGATTGCAACAACTAGATTACCTGATTCAACACCAGAGTATGAGCCATCACAATTTGATGCACTTATTCGTGTGTTAGAGCAGATAACACAACAATTAAATTTTGGATTTCAACAAGATATAAAAGACGAATCTACAGCAAGGAGTTTTTTCCTTGGCGGATAGTTTTAAAAGTTTTTCTAAGACAGCAACAGGGTCTAATACAGCGGTTTATACCGTTCCTACAGCTGATTCTGGTGCAGTTCCGCCAGTTTTACCTACGACAGCTATTGTAAAAAGCATTAGGTTGTCCAATCAAACAGGTGGCGCTGTAACAACGACTGTAGCAGTATTAGATTATGACGCTAGCTCACCGTTAGAAATAGAACTATATAAAGATAGTTTAGCCGATGGCGCAGAGTCTGAGGTTCTTACTCATCCTGTGGTTTTAGAGCAACAAGATGCTGTTAAAATACTAGGAAATGGTGTAAAAATATTAGTAAGTTTAATGGAGATCACGTAATGTCAGATGAAAACATAGGTAAAAAAATACAGGACGCCGAACAAATTGGTACAGAAAAAGTTGGTGATAAAGAAATACCAATTTTAAAACCTGAAGTTTATGTAAAAATTTACTGTTCTAATTGTAACGCTGAAGTTGATGATGAGGAGAAGGCTACTGGCAATTGTAACGACTGTGGTAAACCTTGGGCCGAATCAAAGGCCAAGGATGTTACCATACGTGTCGTTAAAATGCCTGAAGTATTTGGTGACGGCGGAGAACTTTAACGGTTCTCACACTCACACGTTTCACAGCGATGTTTTTCTGTATCGCTTAAATGTCTTTCTAAATCTCTTTCTGCTGCTAATAATCTTTCGTGATATCTGCCCACCTTATCAGCAAGGTTAGCAATAGCTTTTAAATAGTCTTGTTCGCTCATATTATCTCCTGTTGATTGTTAATTTAGGTGAGAAAGTAATTTAAACATGTTTTGAATGAAATCAACAGAACTTTTTAAAATTGTTTTCTTGACAACTACGTTGCCTCTGAATAAGCGACGTGTAAATACTCTATCTTTGTAACCCAACCACGTGGTATTGCAATTGAACCACCACCATGATTATCATCTTTATCAGTGCACCATGAGCGCATAATGACTATTTTTTGTTTATTATTAACAACCATGTAGCCTACTTCTTGACACACGGCCAACGGAGCATTAAGTATGTCTTTTATAGGCAACCAGCCTGTTTCTGTATCACGGGCGTCTAACCACGTCACACGGACCATAGGCACCTTTGTAATATCAAAGCTCATTTCTAGTTGCACATTAATAGAAATTTGCCTATAATTATACGATTAATTAGGCTTAATCTTCAAGGCCAGCCTCCTTGCTTAACAAGTCATGAATTGCTAGGAGTACATGTTTAAGAAATTTTTTAGAAAAATAAGGGATACTGCAAAAAAGATAGCACCTATAGCAGCCCCGATCGCTGGTATTATGACTGGCAATCCTTACATAGGTGCAGGTATTGGTGGTCTGTTAGGACAATACGGAGGCAAAGAAGGTGCACTGCAAGGTGCCATGCTTGGAGGTCTCGGTGGCCTCGGCGCACGTGCCATGCAAGGTAATCAATTATTTTCATTAGCTAATACACCAAAGGTTGCAGCGAATGTCATACAACCACTTGTAGAAACAGTTTCGACGGGTAACCCAATAACAGACGCAGCAATTAAAGCGTCACAACAACTTACTCAAAGTGGAGGCGGCGGCGAAAGTAGAGGTATACTCGATACACTTGGTAAGATAGGTGGCTCTTTGTACAAAGATGATAAACTAACAGGTTTAGGTAAACTAGGTGCAAGTTTAGCACCAGCATTAGCTACATACTTTGCTTTAAAAGCAGATCAACCTGAAAACCCAGATGCAAATAAATACAGAAGCCCAGTAGATGAATATTATGCGGCAAGAGCTAGAGGTGAAAACCCTAACCCTGCTGACTACGGTTTAGCACCAACACCTGAAGAAAGATTAGTTGGTGATTTAGAACAACAGAATTTTAACATGGGTGGTTTAGCATCTATGGAATCAGGAGCGTTACCAATGAGTGATGTTATGAATATAAGACAACAATCTATGATGAAAAAGAATCCTATGAATAATGTCATGGGTGTAGCAAACTTAGCTATGGGCGGTGATCCTATGTTTCCAAGAAGAACAGGTGAGATAGATGGACCTGGTGGACCAAAGGATGATAAGATACCTGCTATGTTAAGTGATGGTGAATTTGTATTTACAGCCAAGGCTGTTGAAAATGCAGGTGGACCATCTGCTATGTATAAAATGATGAACTCATTAGATCCACAATCTGAAAAACCAAGTGAAAGAATGTAATGGCTGAAGTTATTAATCAAACAAGTATATCAAGAGAAGCACCTTTTTTAGAGGATTATAGAAGACGTTTGATGGATTCTGTCTTCAAAGCGACAGATAAAAGAATTGATCCTCTTGGAAGAACTATATCAGGATTTCAACCATTTCAACAAGCTGGTTTTGGCATAGGTGCAGAACAATTAGGTTTTAGTTTTGATCCGTCAACTGGGGCAGTTACAAGAACAGGAGATGCAGTATTTGAGCCAGCCATGGCAAAAGGTCAACAAACTGCTGAGTTAGGTATACCTGCTTTAGCAGCAGCTCAACAGCAATTTGATCCCGCTACAAGTAATTATCAAGATTTTTTTAATAAGTATCAAGCAGATGTAACACAAGAAGCGTTAAAACAAATAGATCAAGAAGCACAACAAGCAAGAAATAGACTTGCTGGAGAAGCTACAAAAGCAGGTGTTTTTGGAGGTTCTAGGTTTGGCGTTCAACAAGCAGAATTAGATAAAAATATACAAGATATAAAATCAAGAAGGATAGCTGAAGATCTGTCTAGAAATTTCATGCAAGCTCAAGGAGCAGCGATGAATACTTTTGAACAAGCTAGAGCTAGAAATTTAGCAGCGGCACAAGGGCTTGGCACACTTGGAAGTCAAATAGGATCGTTTGGTGCACAACGTTTTGGTTTAGGACAACAAGGTCTAGCAGGCATAATGGGTCTAGGTCAACAACAGCAAACACTTGCGCAAGCTCAAGAGGACGAAGCGTTTAGACTTGGAACTGCAAGGCAACAAGAGCCGTTACAGAGACTTGGAGTTATAGGTGATTTCTTATCACGTGTGCCTTCTGCTCAAATGACCACTAGTCAACAACCTATTCCTTACACAAATCCTATCATTGGTGCAGTCGGTGCTGGTATGGCAGGACTTGGATCTTTGATGGGAGCAACTAGCTAATGGTTACTTATACAGATCCTAATCTTGAAGAAGATATATTTGATACCGAAACTGAAAGAAGTGGTACAGACATACCTAATCCACCAAACGTAGGTAGAATATCCGTGCCAGAAAACGTGGCTGGACAAAAGACTATGCCTACTTCTTTACCTAGTAGTTTGTTTACATTGCCAGAAAAACCTGGTCCCGCACCACAAATGGATGTTAGTAGTCTACTTGTAAACAAAGAAATTTTTGCTGATTTATTTACACCAGATACAAAAACTGCAGAAGAATTAGATGCTATGTTTCCTAAAACAGATTTAACTGGTGATAAATACTTTGCTCTTGCAAAAGCTGGACTTGCCTTAATGCAACCACAACTAGGCGGAGCTATCGGACCATCAATAGCGAACGCTGGTGCATCTTTATTAAATGATATGGGTGCAATAAGAAAAGAACAAAGAACAGCTGATGCTGAAAGAAGAAAATCTATGCTAACTTACCAGCAAAAAGAAGAGGGGGATAGATTAGCTTTAAAATTACAAGCATTTGGTATCAACCAAAATTTATTACAAGAAGCTTTATTTAAAAACCATGAAGCAAGAGTTACTGAAAATGCTGAAATGTGGAAAGAGTATAACAAAATACTAAACACAAACATGGACAAAGCTTTAGAATACGGTATTGAAAACTTCAAGTCAGATCCCGTTACAATACGTTACGAAAACAAAAACGGCGTTACGGTAGAGGATGCAGGTTTCTTAGTAGGTAATCAATACTATGTGCCTACACCGCAAAAAGATACAGATGGTAACTGGATATATGAATTAGTTCCAGATCCGACAACTGTTGAAGTTATATCAACAAAAAATCAAGACGTATCAAACGTTAATAAAAATTTAAGTCAGTATCTACAAGTGCAAGGTGCTTTTGATACGGTTGACAAAGCGATTTACTCTTTGGATAAAATTATATTATCTATTGAGGATGATCCTACAAGAGCAGGTTTCGTTGCAGGTCTTGAAAAGAAAATTCAATCATACGCTAAAATATTTAGTGATTTTACCACACAGTTTTTTAATGATGATAACCCATCATCAGATGGTAAAACAAGAGCTGCATGGATTACAGACATGGTAGATGTCATTCAGTATTCTGACGATCCTAACATTACATCAGAATTAAAAGAAAAATTTAAAGGTTTAGATAATATATTTGATTCATTAGAGGCTGAAGGTATGGCATTGCTTAAACGAGATTTTGAAAGAGGGAATCCTCTTAACCCAGATAATGAGGCTTTTGAAAACAGTGAACAAAGAGATTTAATATTTGGTAGACTACAATATGATAAAAAATTACCAGAAAACGAAGCAAGAGCTAGAGCGATCATATATGCGTTAGCTAGAGCACGTAAATCATCGGGTCGTCTAAACTTAGATGATATTAACAAAGCAGCTGAAGACGTAAACATATATGGTGATGACTCTTTAGGTGTTATTGAAAAGCTAAAGGTAGTTAGAGAAGATCTTCTCAATGATAGAAGAAACCAGTTAAACATATTAGAAAGAAATTTTCCTGATGCAATATCTAGACTTGTAACAGAGAGAGGTACAACAGATTATAACTACGATTATTATGAAAATTTTTTTCAAACCAACAAGCCACCGACAAATGTTCAAACTTACATTGTAGAGTTTGAAGACGGTGAGGCTAAAATAGTAGGACAATCAAACTAATGTCTACAACGCAGTACAGAATAAAAGGAGACAAATACGGACTACCTGGTTTTGATGCAGTCGTAACCATACAATCACAGGTAGATGGTAAAGGCATTGGTGAGTTTCCTAGAAACGAAATGGAACAAATCATGCTTAATCAAGTTCTTGATGCTCTCACTCAACAAGCTGGTATAGATAAATCTAAATTAGATGCAGACGGAGGCGTATATGCTGATGAAGGAGCAGTGTCTCAAGCGGAAGAAGTTATACAAGATTTTGATCAAGCAAGGATTAAAGATCCTATAAAAACAGATTTGAACTTAGCAGAAGATTATGCAAATTTATCTTCTTTTGGTGCAGCAACTTTTGTTGATCAACTGACAAATATTTTTCCTGGTGGAGACACTTTTCAGCCTGAAATAATGACACAAAGTTTACAAGATTTCTTTTTACGTAGAGCACCTGATGATCCTAAAAGAGCCTTGGGTGATATGTCAGTCATAGCATCTGATTTACTTTTAATGGGTTTAAGTATTGGTAATGTAAAATTTGCAGGAAAACAAAATTTTAATATTCCTTTATTTACTAACGAATCAAGACGTGCTGGGCTTCGTGGTTTTGCAGAAAGTAATCCAGCGAAAACAACTGTAGGAGTTAACGTTGCAGCAAGAGCTGGATCTGATGCTCTGTATGATGGCATGAACGAAATATACAGATATTTAAATGGTATAGCTCCTGATCAAAGTGATGATCCTACTGTAGAAAACATAATAAATGCAAGAAATGAACTACTTTGGTCTGGTGGCGCTGTTGGTTTAGCAAAATTATTTCCATACATAAAACCTTTTATAGGTAGAAATTTTTTAGGTGTAAAAAGTGAAGCCGATAGATTAGCTACTATGGGTAGAACTTATGGCGTTCCCATGAGTGTGTTCAACGTAACACAAAGTGGTTTAGTCTCAGCTTTACCACAGACAATAGGTATATTTCCTATCGTTGCTACGAGAGCTAGGCAAGTACAAAACGCACAGTTAGCGGCAGCTTATAAAAATATGGCTAGCGTTATGGATGAAATATCTCCTATAACTTTATTAGCAGATGCAGGTATATTGATAGACAAAGGATTTAGAAAATCAGTAAAAGATTTTGCTACAATGAAAGGCACGTTATTTAGTAATGCTGCTAAGTATGCAAAAGCATTAGATAGTGAGCAATTTATACCAACAAAAGAAATTAAAAGACTAGCTGGTGGCATCAGACAAATGCTGGAAGCACAGAACATACCTGTAAAAGCTTTGCCTATTAATGAAAGAAGCATGTACGGAGCTGTGGAAACAAACTTAAATGATTTACTCGCAGGCATAGCTGGTAAAGAAGATCAACTTAAATCTGGTTTAGCTATGCTTGATGGTCTACCTGACTTTTTAAATGCTAATCAATACATGGCTCTAGTACAAAAATTAAATTCTGTAAAAAGAAACCTACCAGAACTTAGATTGGATTCAGCTTCTGATGAAGCACTAATGTTAAATGATTTTCATGTGCAAGCCATAAGAGCTTTAAACGATCCTAAGTCTTGGAATCTATCACCTAACGCTGTAAGCGATGGTACAAGAGAATTAGCACAGCAATTTTCAGCGGCTTACGCTATAGCTAATGATTTCTTTTTTAGAAATGCTGATACAATAAAAGGTAGAAGCTCAATGCTTCTTAAACAAACAGATCCAAACATTAACATTGCAGGAGCACCAGAGGCACCAGGAATGTTTTTTGCAGATCAAATGGCAAAAATATTTTTAAATGACAACACGATTCTTTCACCAATGGCACTTAAAGAAATGAGAAAAGCTGTGGGTGACGATGCTTTCTTTGCAGCATCTAGAACTTTCTTTGATGATATATTTAAAAACAATACTGAATTTGTTTCAGGTAAAATAAGAGTACCAACAGAAGCTGCAAGCATATGGCAAAGAAGTAAAGCTTTTGTAACAGGCAAACCTATAAGACAAAAGTTTCAAACAATTGAATACAACATACCTGTCATGGACATTGATGCTATTAAAAAAGGATTTGGTCTTAATGATAAAAACAGAAGATTAGGTATAGAAGAAATATTTAATGCAAGAGGGTATGACGGTAAAGCTCAACTACAAAAATTAGATGACTTAATGGAATTAACAGAAAGAGTTATGATGCCTAAGTTTGGTGATGTATCATCATTTGTAAAACGTCGTGGTTTTTTAGGTGGTGTTGGTTCTATAGCTAACCTATTTACAGGAGGTGCAATACTTGCTGATCCTATTTCATCTGCTGGTCTAATGTTAATGGGTAGATTTGGTATGACTGGCTTAGCTGATCCTAAATTTTTAGATGGCATGACTAGAGTTATGGACCCAACACTTAGTGATGTTGCAAGGAAAGCGGCTCTCGTGACAACTGGTAGAGCTATATTTGATCCTGAAAGAGCAGTAGAACAAGGTTATGATATAAATGAGATTGGTGACATCATCGAATTAATTACTCTTGGTGGTATGGAGCAGTCGGCTGCTTACAACACAAGAGGAGCGGAAAAAGAAGCAGCAGCTTCATCTGCAAGGGCAGGAGCTGGTGTGCCAATAGAAGAAGTGCAAGTAGCAAAAGATCCTTTCTTACAACCAATAAATATGCCTGACATGGCGATGCCAGAAATACCAGTGGCACAAGCACCGACACAATTAAACGATCAACAAAAACTTGCTATGGCGACAGGGGATCTTGATTCTGCAATAGCGTTGCGTGGCTCATCCAACGCTGGTTTAGGTAGCCTGAGAGGGATGGTCTAATGCCACACGGAGGATATCATGGAGAAGTCAGAATAGGCAATAAAGTTGTTCAACGAGCAAGTAGATCTGATGGCAGAGGAGGTCAAACTGGAGGCGGAAGATACAGAGCAGAAGGTTATAATAAAAAACCAAAGAAAAAAGATTTAGACATAATTAATGAACAAGCAAAGAGATTAAAAGAAATAAAAGCAACACCAGGAATTGATAACAGATCTTTATTTTTAGCAAGTCAAACACCAAAAGCAATGATTGCTGATGCGCAACAAAGACGTATTCAAGCTGCTAATCAAAGAAGATTAGCTGAAAGACTAGCTACAGGTAGAAACGTATCTAAATCAGAGTTTACAGGTAATTTAGGAGACAAGTCTTTTTTAGGCATAAATATGGGATCTACTACTACAGGTAAACCTAAAATTAGAGAAGGCATGACTAGTAATGAATATGCAGATTATATGAAAGGTTTATATAGCATTGCACCAGAAAGAATGGAGGGATTATTTCCCGTAGCAAGTGGCGCAGCTGTTAGAAATGCAATGAAATTTGCACCTATAATTGGCCCGCTAACTAGAATGGCTGGAGCTGCTAAAGAAAAAGGCAAAGGTATTTTTTCAGGTATGCAAAACAAAATGTCAGAAATTTTTTCTAAAGCGGCAGACTCAGGAGTAGTGCAAGATTTAAGAAACGCTCCAAGCGGTTTTATGAGTGATCTAAAAAATATGTTTGGTTTAGGAAAAAAAGAAGGAGCTACTACAGAAACAGCTCCACAAAGAGCAGAGCCCTATGATGCATCTGGATTAGAAGGGTATAGAGATGCAATAATGAGAATGAATCAGGCGGTATCACCTTTATCTCAAGACTTTTATGGAGGCAGATCACCAATGGATGAAGCATATGCTGGTTTACCTAGCACAAAGTTTGGCAGAGAATTTTTAGAGAGAATGGGTCCAAGAGAGGGTTTCAATACAGTAGAACAGCCCGTAACAACTAATCAAGTGTCTCCAAATAAATCTAACGTAAATATGTTAAATTTACTTAGCCCTACGCTTGAAGACTTTAGAGAAAACATGGCAGGAACAGAGCCATACGAACAACCTGTTTTAGATTTCGCAATGAACAGAGCGCCTAGCTCATACAATCAAACTTTAGAAATGTTACAAAATAAATATCCAGGCAGGTCTCCTATGGAGTATGTAACAATGATGGATCAACTACAAAAGACACCTAATTTTCAAAGAACCTTAGCATTTAACGAAAACTTTTTACCTTCTGCAAACACTCCTGTCCAATTTGCTGAGGGCGGTAGTGTAGGTAATTTTAACTTGCTAAAAGAAACAAATGATGAGATGCACGGATGATGATTGAAATTAATCTTAGAAACGCCGTTTGGTTCGGTATAATTCTCGTGTCCGCAGGTATATCCTACGGTATGGTTTCCCAGAAACTAATGGCTCTAGAATCAAAGCAACAGCTATTAGAAAAGGCAATAATGCAAGACATACCAGAAATAAAAGAACGAGTAATACGGCTCGAGATACTTCTTGAACAAGCATTAGTCGAATAATATTTTCTTGGGGTCTTCACCCATAACTTTACTAGCTAAATCTATTTTACTGTTTAGGGCTTTAACAATCTTTTCATCAATTGTGCCTTCAGCTATTAAATCAATATAGGTAACTTTGTCTTCTTGCCCTATCCTGTGTGCACGGTCCTCAGACTGCATGCGAACCTCTAAGCTGTAATCATTAGAGTAATACACAACAGTGTGACTGCAAGTAAGAGTAAGGCCATAACCCCCTGTCTTTGGGTTTCCGACAAAAAATCTGAGGTCACTATCACTATCCATAAAACTATCAACGATAGACTGACGAATATCATCTTTAGTGTCCCCATAATAGCTAGCCACAGTTTCTTTACCATATTCATTTGCTATCTCCTTTTCTATAGTTTGTATATCATGACGGTACACGGCCCATATAATAACCTTACCATCCGATTCTTGTAATAACTGTAGTAATTCTTTTATTCTATTGTTTTTTAATGGTCTAACTTCACCATCATCCGTCTTTACATGACCACAAGTAATCTGGTGTAGTCTAGTCATTTGTGTCAACACAGAGGCAGCAGTCATAGAATTGTCCTCAAAGAATGTTATTGCTGCTCGTTTCATTTCTACGTATGCTTTCAATTGTTCTGGTGTCATGGCAACTGTACGTTTTGTATACAACTTGTCTGGTAGATCAAGGCAATCAGCTTTTAACACTCTTGTCGAAAACTCTCGTAGTATTGCTGTAAGTTCATCTAATCGTTGATAACCCATGACATGTTGGAAAGAATGTGTGCCTACACTTCTTTGTTTAATGATGGCATATCTTGCACGAAATGCGTAGAAATTAGATTGCTCCAACAACCACGGCCCAAGGAACTCTACTTGTGAAAACAAATCTAAAGGTGACTTTGTTACAGGAGATCCTGTCATTATGCGTCTATACTTTGCAAGGTTAGCTATCTTCATAATATTTTTTGTTCTTCTTGCTGCGTGATTTTTTATGGTGGTAGATTCATCAATGACCAAGAAACACGAACCACTGAAAATAAAACTACGTGCAAAGTCAACGCCTCGTGGTGTGGATAATGCTTCTATGTTCATAATAAGAATGGTTAAGTCATCAGTCATCACGGACAACTGCTCAAGCTCGTCCTTTTCTTTTTTCTTTGGCGATGCTGACCAAACAGCTACACGATAATTAATATGATCTGCCATATGGACAGATAATTCGTTACGCCAATTTCTTTTTATGCCATTTGGTGCAATAACCAATGCACGATCTATCTTGCCTCTGTCATACAACATAGCAATATTATCTATGCAAACCTTTGTTTTTCCCGTTCCCATTTCCATGAACCAAGCCCAGGTTTCTTTACTCCAGCTTTTTTCAAGCGCCTGTAATTGATGCTTGAACGGTTTAGTTTTAAATCTATACTCCATAATTACTTTCTAAAAATTCAATATAAAGGTTGCAAAAGAAAATTACAAGTGTAAATAAGTGGGATAGAAAGTTATGACAGATAAAAAAGTATATTTAGTACAAGAGAACCCTTACATAAGTGTATTAAGTGCTGAAGAATACGGCCAAATAGAAACACTATTTGAGAGTGGATCAC